CTTTGATCAGGTCACTCAGGGCCTTGGACACCACTTTGTCATGGTCCGCGTTGGTCGCCAGGGCCGCGATGTAGTTGTGCCATGCTTCGGTCGCCTGGTAGAGGCGCCCAAGCTCCTGGCTCGTGATGACGGTCAGGTCCTCGGGCATCATGGGGAACCCGATGTCGTCGTACTCAACCCCCGGGACAGGGCTTTCCACCGGGTTCCGGGGGATCGGGACCTCGACCCTGACGTCCAGGGCATCGCGGTACATCTGGATCTTGGCCTGGAGCTTGGGATCATCCAATGGTTGGGCAAGCTTCATAATTTCCTGGTGGTTGGGTTCATGACCTCGGGGCAGATGCCACGGAACCTGCAGCTCGAGGTACAGGGGGATGTCCCGAACCAATGTTTCTTGGTTTCGGGTGGTACCCCGCGGGTGATTGCATCCTCTACCTTCAGGAGCATGGTCCACATTTTCTTGGCACGATCCGGGCTGTAGGGTACCCGGTACTGCCGGGTCGAGAAATCGTTCCGGCAGATGTACAACAAGTACCCAAGGGTCGCGTTGGTCCTGCTCATGTAAAGTTGCAGTTGGTCTTCGTGCTTCTCCAACGGGGTTTTGCCAAGGCTGTCGAACACCGACTTGGAGCAGGTCTTGTATTCATGAACCTCGTGGTGCTCTTGAGGTCCATGGACATCAGCATCACACCGGCCGGAGCAATGGCTGGAGAACTGGATCCTGAGCTCTGGGCTATAGGTCCACCCCACCGTGTCATAATGCTTGGCCATTCCCTGCTGTACTTGTTCGTGGATATACTTCCCCACGTCCATCATCCCGTTGGATTCGAAGGTTCGGTCTTCCTTGAGCCCCGGGGTCTTGAGAGCATCGTGGTAACAGGCAAACAGACAACCGTTCACCAGGTTGCTTGGATAGAATCTTCCCGTCGGTTCCCTTGGGGTCTGGTGGAGCGATGGCCAGGATAGCCGGACAATATCCTCGGGGGTCATGGGGGCCATTGTACAGATCCTTAAAAATTACGCAAGTTTTAGAAGATCACGCCCGATAGAACCGGACACCACTTTGAATACCTGGCCCCCGGCGGCAAAATGGATCATGTGGCTATAGGGTTCCAAGGTGTTGTCACTCTCGAGGGTCTCGAGCTCCAGGCAGTAGCCCGGCACCACGATGATCTCGCGATGATGCCGGATAAAGTTGACCAAGAGCATCGGGGTACGGCTCGATACCCTGGCATCCTGCAGCAGCTTCCGGATGACCCCGTTGGTAACCTTGAAGGTATCCTTGGCCGTGCTCTTGACCTCCTGGACCCATCGTTCTCCATGGCGCCCATCTCCCTTGCTGTGCCACATGGCCCCGGAGTTGGCATTGACCTTCCCGCCGTACTTCTTGATGACGTCGCGTTCGCGTCGTTTCCAATGGTTCACTCGGGTTCCTCACCGGACTCGCGATCTTGCAGACTTTCGTCCATGATCTTGGCCCTGGGGTCAGGGAGTGAGGTCTTGTGTATCCCCCGGATCTCCAGGGCCTTGTGAGCCTGGAGAATATCATCCTGAACCATCTTGAGGAGATCCGGATCGGTCTGGAGGATGAGGGCCAAGTCCTCTCGTTTTACCTGCTCACCATTCAGTTCCAAGACCCCGTCCCCATAGAACCATTTGTTACCTTGATATTTGAATATGTCGGATGACACCGCCAGGTCCGTGACCTCACTGTAGATGTCGGGTCCAATGGGAAGACCCCGGGGGTTGTCCCCCCGGATCACGTAGGTGACCTGGCATGACCTGTGGGGTACGCAGATCTTGGACTTGTCCACCGTGATGGAGATCTGTTTGGCCCAGGTCTTCTTGTTCGTCGTGACGAAGGATGCCACCCGGGTCTTGAGGGCCAGGTGCTTGTCATGCTTGAGGGCATAGCCCCCGGGGGTATCGGTGGCCTCGCCGGTTGGACTCCAGCCCCCGATCTTGGCCCTGATCTGGTTGATGATCACGAGGGCTGTCTTGAGATTCTCACGACTCAATCGGTTGCATAGGCTCAAGAGGAAGTTGCAATGACGGTTCACAAGCTTGGGATTCAGGGCCACGTGGACATCTTCATGCTCTCCCGCGAGTTCCTTGTCCGTCACCATGGCCCCGATGGAATCCAGGATATAGAGGTTGAGCTCCCCGGTGAGCAGGAGACGCTTGACCTTGTTTAGCTCGGTCTCGGCATTATCCCCATACAGCAGGATGAACTTGCCCCCGCCCTCCTGGGACGCGACGATCCTGTCGACCTCCTGGGCCACGACCCCCAGGTTCTTGAACATCTTGATCTCAAGGTCCGAGTACGGGATCTTGACCCCTTGGTGCCGAACCCAGTTGAGATCCAGCCCGGCGCTCTCGGTCGAGACGACCGCGATGGCGCAGTTTTTACCGAAGACCTGTTGGGCGCTCTTGGCTAACCCGAGCGCTATGGTGGACTTGAAGGTTGCGGGTGGGCCAAAGATCTCGGTGATGGCGTTGTACGGGATCCCGCCCCCCGTGATCACGTTGACCCCAAAGATCTGGGCCGGGAGCCGATCCTCGAACGCAGGGGTTATGTTGCTCCCAACTTCAATGACCCCGCCGTAGTCCCGCCGTAGCTCCTGGATCACCAGGTCTAACCTGCTCTTGCTACTCTTGAGCTTCGTCGACTTGGGGGTCTTGGGTACCAGATCCTTGGGCTTTTGTTTTTTCTTCGCCATATTTAACCGCCTTGTATGCTCGGTAGAGTGATGCACAGTTGTCTTCTATCGACTCGCCGTACTGGTGACTCGGGATCATGCCGCTGGGGCGTGGATGATAATGGACGGCCGAGACCCAGGTATCGGGCAGGAATACGATGTCGTGTCTTGACGACACCGACAACGACACCGCCATTGGGTCGGGTTGAAAATCAAACACCACGGCCACCCGGGTTTTGCCCCGGAGCCGGAATTTCATGGAAGCGAACGGCCGGTCGTTAAGCTCGCCGTGATACCGGGCCGATGGAAGGAGCGGCGACGCCCCGGTGGCCAGGATCCACTTGCGGATGAACTCGACTCGTTCCTGCTGCCGCAGGCTTGCGATGGGCTTGTTCGAGAGGGTCAGATCCGCAATCCGGACACAGACGGACAGATCCATACTTCCGGGTGGGAGTGCCGCATCGAGGGCATTGACTACTGTCCTGTGTATCGACTCCGTATTTTTCCATTGGGGAACCTCGATTGAATTGGTTTTCAGGTACAACCTCATGGTATCAGGTTTGTAGAACCCCTGGCCTGTGTTCACGCTGTAAACCCTCCCGGTGAACTTCCGGTGCTCCAGATGACCGAAATGCTGGAGCATCATCTTGCGGTCTGTCAAGAACGCGGTGTACTTGACGTAGTGGAGGAAGGCGTAGACCGCGTCAGCCGCCTGGTGGTAACTGAGGCCCGTGTGGTCCGCTACCTCCTGGATGATCCTGTGGGCCGAGATCTTGGGCTTCATGCCCTTGGTCTCGGGGGCCGTGGGATCGGGCTCTTGGATGATTTTGTCGATCGGGTCGGTCATGTTGGAGTCCTTGTATTCTATTTCGCCGCAGACCACGTAGTTGCGTATTTCGCACTTACCTTCAGGGGCACCCGCCAATCGATGTGACTCATCGATGCCTCCATGTGGTTCACAATGATGATCTTGGCTTCTTCGGCGTGCTGGTCCGGTACTTCTTCCACGACTTCGTCGTGAACCTGGAGCACGAGATCCGCCCCCATGGTCTTGAGCACTGGATCGTTCGTGATCGCGGGCATGTAGTAGCGCATCAGGTCTGCTGCGGAGTTGTGAGTGATGACCCCGTTGACCATAAATCGTCCAGTGTCGCTGTTGACTACATCGAACATCTCGATGTATTCTTCAGTTTCTGTTACGCTACGGACAATCTCTACCCTGCCGAAGGCTTTGGACACGTTGTCATTCGCGAGTAGGCTCAGCGCCTTTGCATTCTTCGCAGGGTTCAGGAATCCGATCTGTTGTACAAATTTATGGAGATCGCGAGTGCGTAATCGTACGAGTGTTCTATCGACGTAGGTATGGACTCGACTTTCGATGCCAAACAACAACAGTGCTTGCTGTATCTCTTCGGCGTAAGTTCTGAATCTTCCGCCTTGCCCGAATGTAAGGGCGATAGTTTTGCCTGTCACGCCACCATCGCCATCAAACATTCCCCGTAAGAATCCACGCAACAATTCAGAATCTTTGAATATCTCCGCTGGAATGCCATTCTTAAGGTTTAGTTCGGTGGCTTGACGTGCCAGGACAGCGGAGTCCAGATTGAGTATGTGCATGGGTAATTTGTTGGGGCGCTGACGTGTACAGAGTCTATACCGTAGCCCTGCGGTGCTCAGGCAGTCCAGCATGTAGGGAAGGATACTGATCTCGTGCTCCGCTACCAGCCAGGTCAAGGCTTTATTTCGAACGATAGTTCCGTCTGAGGCCAATCTACCCAGCATGATCCCTAGAGCTAGAGGATTCTGTATGGCGCTGAGTGATATTCTTTTTGCGTTGCCGACACCATTCGGAGCTTTCCGGTGTGTCCTTAGTGTGGGTTTCGGAAGTTCTACATGACCATGAAACTTTACTGCATGGGCAAGTTTGATGCGCTCTATTGGTGCAAATTCTAGTGCGGTTCTAAAGCGTTCCGATCCAACTTCGTTAACCGTAAGGAATTTGTGCTCAGGGCTACAGATGATTCGATTACCAGATGCAAATTCAACGAGTATTTTCTTTTTCATACCGGAAGCGATCACCACCGCGCCGACAAAGGCGTTACCATCCCATATCCTTACCGATCTATTGACGAGCGACTTGATAGGAACGTAGCCGTGACCTTCGACCAATACCCTGGAGTTTCCCTCAACACAGCCCTGGATGATGGCGTTGAAGAGCTGGCGCTCCGCTTTGGAGGAAGCCCGTATGTTGTTGGACCAGATCTCCGGCAGCCGTCGGCGCCTGTTCAGCAGCGTGAGGACAAACCCATTGGCCTTGCAGAAACCTGTGTGATACTTCTTGGCCTGGAGTATCCCAGGGAATGTTTTGAAGAACAGGTCGATGATCGCTCTGGCTTCCTCAAGCGTAACCCCAAGGTTGGCGGCCAATCGTTTGTCCCCCATGCCGTACAGGATGCCGAAGAGCAATGTCTTGGCCGACTTGCGGCACGCCAACATCTTCTTTTGTGCGGACGTCAGGACACCACCCGACTCCTTGAGAACCTTGGCCTCGAGGATGTCCTCGTACTTGAGGTCAAACAGGCTCGCGGCCGTGTAGGCGTGGAGGTCGCGGCCCTCTAGCAACACCTTGATCAAATTCTCATCACCCGATATCTGGGCCGTGAGCAAGACCTCCAGTTGGCTGAAATCCGCCACCACGAGGGATCTGCCCTCCGGGGCCTTGAAGGCAATCCGGATATCGTACTGCTGGATGCGCTCGTCTTCCGATGGGTTCTCGACGTTCTGTAGATTTGGTGAGGCAGAACTGGTACGTCCGGTCCGAGTCCCGGTGACGCGAAACTGACAATGGACTCGTCCGTCACTCTTGATATGGCTGGACAAGCCCTCGACATATGTGCTCAACAGCTTGCTGAGTTTCCGGTGCTCCAACAGGGGGGTAATGTCATCGGGGTAGTCTTCCTCCAGGATTTCGAGTGCCTCTTTTTTGTACGAGGCCTTCCGTATCCCGCTGGCCCCGCCATCCGTGTACTTGACGATCGGCATCCCGATGGTCTCGTGGAACAACCGGTGTAGCTGGTCACTGGAGTTTAGGTTGATGACATGGCCTGCCCGCTGGGTGTAGAAGTTCTCAATCTCCTGAATCCTTGATTTCAAAGGAGCTTCGTACCGTTTGAGCGCATGGGCCTCGACGCAGGCGCCGTTGTGCTCCATCGTCCAGATGGACTTGACATACGGTTCCTCCATCTCGATGTAGTAGTCCCAAAGGGATTTGCCGTCTTGCCATACCTGCTCCTCAAGCCGACGCTTGAGTTCGTAAAAAAGCAGCAGGGTGGCGTAGGGATCGGTGGCCGCGTAGTCTAGGAATACTTCTCGTTTGGTCTCCATGGCCCACTCGGCCGGCGACAGGTTGATCCCCTTGGGCGGTTTCTTAAACAGGGTGCTGAATGGCTTCATCCCGTGGATTAATCCGTAATCTCCGCAACATTCCTTGAGTCCATGGCGACCGTACCGGTTCTCATCCACCAGGTGGTCCATCACCAGGGTGTCGAACACCCGGGCACGGAATCCCGGGCGAACCCTCCAGGTGCGCCAACAGATGTGGGCGTCGTAGGGGTAGTTGTGGGCAATGACGTCAACCCCAACGCAGTCGAGCATCGAGACCAACGGGACCGCGACCACGGGGTTGGGTTCGAATACCAGGCGGGACCCTTGCGCAAGATCGAACAATTGGTCACCCCATTGGGGTCTCCAGGGTGTCTTGGGAACGCTCAAGGACACCAGGACGTTGCGGGCGACGTGGGGATCCTCACTCGTGGTTTCGGTATCGAACGCCACGATCCCCAGGTCGCGGATCACCTGGGACAAGACCAAAGCCTCGGCCTCAGTCTTGATTTCGATGTATGGTAGAAGGGAGTGAAATTTTGGCATGTGGCATCACCAGCCCGTAGATGTTGATTCCAGCGCGATAAAAGACCCCCTTGGCCGCGACCGGCAGGCTACGCCACGAATGGGTTGGTTCTCGAAACGAATCCCTGACCCCTGAGTAAAGTTGTACCAGCTTGTTATCCAGCAGGTTTCGGTAATACCGTATCCCAACATGGACGACCTCGTTGTGACGATTGGTCGTTAGAAACACGATCCCTTCGGAGTTCTCCCCCATCTTGACAAGCGGGAGGCGTTCCTGAGGCCCGGCGTCGGCCTGGGCTTCCGCCAGCGCCACGATGTCGGACATGAAGAGACTTTTGTTGTAGATCAAGCTTTTGAACTTTTGGTCCACGTCGTACTTGGCCTTGGGGTCAAGCATTTCGGTGGACGGTAATTCGGCGTTCTGACGTGCGTACATCCCGATGGCCCTGAGTCGCATGGGTACCAGTAGTTTGGATGCTTCCCGAATCGCCATGACGGAATATAAGTCCGTCGCGACCACCAGGTCCTGGGAGGCCACGTAGGCCAGCAGCCCCCCAGGACCCAGGTTCCGGGCGTAATCCTCGATCAGCCCCCGTAGGGCCGAGCGTTCGGATTTGAGGTATTGGAACCTTGTAGCCATTCTTTCGGTATCGCGAGTCCGATTTCTTCTGCCTGTTGCCCGATGGTCGGGCCTTTCGTGATGATGAGGTTGAGTCTCTCGAAGAAATGCTCCAAGTCTTCAAAATCAGGTTGTACCACCTGGTAGCCCTTGGCCTCGGCATAGTCATAAGCTGACTTTTTTCGCGGCTGACCATCGCGGCCAATCGTGTTGGTCACGGTCTTGGAGACGTAGATCACGATGTCGTACAGTGCCTTGGGATGCGGTTGGCCACACTTGGTGCAGCGGCGCACAACCTCGGGGTATCCTTCGATCTTGCACATCTGGCACACCGCAGGGTTGTACCGCACTTGTTCGAATTGCTCGACGTTCAACTGGGCAATCTGGTGGGTGTTGAACATCGGGGCCTTGCACTGCTGGCACGCCAGAGCTTCGATCTGCATGAGGCCCCCGCAGCCTTTGCACTCGTTCTGTACATTGTTGTGAAGTTGCCGGATGTCCCGGTACTGGGCTCCGCTGCAGTACAGCACCTTGAGACCCCCGGGCACTACCATCTGGCGTTGCGCCGGGTCGACAATCGGGACATTCGCTGGAATCAAGGTTTTCTTGCCATTGGTTTCGATGTAGCGGCCGTGGTCAAACACCGGGATCACGATCTCGCTGGGGGCGGAGCGTTGCCCGCGGTCGGCCCGGAGCTGACTCGTGGCTTTGCCGTAGCACGTGAGGCAGCGGCCCGTGGTGCTCTCGAATCCGTCGGTACATATGACCGGGGGCATGGTCTCCTTCTTGCCCGTCTTCTCGCTCACCCGTTCGATCCAATGGCGCCGGACCTCAGGGAAGCCGTTAGGGAACAGATCTTCCGGGGGTTGGAGCACCTGGATGGGAAGTTGGGACCCATCCTGCAGGATGACGTTGGGCAGGAACGGCATCCTGCCGCTTGAGGTCGGTTTGGTCTTGGTGAAGGCGTCGTTCATAGGTTCTCCTTGTAGTGGGTAGCTAAGTAGCCTGATGGTCTAGTTAGCTGGGTTAAACAGGTGTTTTATTTCTTCAGGTGACAGGTTATCCGGTTGGGCCCCTGGGTACTGGAGCACCGTCGCGGGTACCCCTTGGGCCAGGAGCGCTTGTTGAACGATTTTCCCAGAGGTTCTTCCGGAAACGTCGTTGTCAAACACCACGATAACACGGTCCGCCAGATTCTGCAAATGGGTGATTTGTGACGGCGTCACCTTGGTCCCCATGGTGGCGACGACGTTGTCGACCCCGTGCTGCTTGAGCCAAAGGCAGGCCTTGTACCCCTCGACCACATAAAGCAACGGGGTGCCCTTGGGCACCAGGTGGCCCCCGTAGAGCCATGACTTGTTTCGAGGTGCATAGTTGTGATCTACAGCACCCCGGAGCATCGTCCCGGTATAGACTTTATACCGCGGTTCCACCCCGTCGGCCGCTCGCCCGCTGATTGCCACGAGACGACCACCGGGTGCCCGGATTGGGAACGTGATGCGCTCGTACATCATGTCGTACCCGACTTCGAATTTCAGTAATGTGGCTTCGGAGAAACCTGTGTCCGCCAGGGCCACGGGGCAGTAGCGAAACAGCGCCAAGACCGATTCGTTCATCTGGTCGTTCGTTTCCCGGCGGATCGCGGGCATCAGGTTGACGCCGTCGAAATTATACCCAAGTAATTTCTTGAGGGATTCGAAATTTCCTGTGATCCCGCAGCTAAAGCACCGGTAGTGGCCACTGGCCAGATGGACTGAAAAACTTGGATGTGCCTCTTGTCCGCCCTTGTGGACAGGGCACGCGGCAATCGCATGGGTATCGCTGGTACGACGCACCAGGTTGAGCCGGGCGTCGAGCTGGTCTAACAAATCCATTAGTCGTTGAACCGGTTGGTCTCCTTGGATTCTTCCTCATCCTCCCCAAGGTACTTGGACGGAAGTTTCCAGTCGGGTTGACCGTTGGGCAACATGATGGGGCCAAGGCCATGACAGCATTTGTTCCCAACGGAGAAGCCGTCCAGCGTGGTCTCGCGGGCCGCCTGGACTAAAAAAACCGTACGTTCGAGACGTTTGTCATTGTCGAGCCGGAGCATGAGGTCACAGTCCATCGCAAAGGCATCGGAGAACGCCGCGTCTCCCGTGACCCAGAGGCGTGCTCTCTCGCCCTTCCGATTCGCCTGGGTCGTGATGACACTCGGGAGCTTGAGCGCTTGGCAAAGGTGTTGCAGATCGTAACTGATGTTCCGGATGGTCTTGGGGTCGGCGTCCCGTTTCTTGGTCTGCTGATCCACCATCTTGTAGAGCGAGTCCACCAACAGGATGTCGGGCTTATATTCGTCGATCTTGGCCATGAGGGACGAGACCGTTCGGCCTTCGATGTTATCAGTCAGCGACGTGATGATGATCTCCTGTTCATACGGAATCGTATTCCGAGACGTTAAGTATTCGCGGAACCTTGCCTCGTCGGTTTCAAACAAGCTGCCGCCGAGCACCTGGCCGTAGTCCACATGACACTGGATCGCGGCCGTACGGTTGAGCAGTACCTCCTCGGCCATTTCGCACGACACCACCAGGGAGCGCTTGCCAGCCCGTTGGGCCGCACACGCGATTTCCAGGAGCCGGAACGTCTTGGTAGATTTCATACGCCCATAGATCACGTTGAATGTCCCTGGCTGGATTCCGCCGGTTGCCTCGTTGAGCGGTGCCCAAGGCCAGGGAATTCCCCTCATCCTGCCGCCATGCTTGATGTCGAGGTACATTTGATAGAGCTTACCCGAGTGGCTCGACATAGTGATGTCTTTTGACATCATCATGCTGGAGCTGGCGGCCGAGGCCCCGCGGTGCAGTTCCGCGACGGCGTCGTCATACTGCTGCATCGCGATGTTGCTTTCCGCGTTGGCAATCGAGGCCCTGAGGGTAATTTCGACTCGCTCCTTATGAACCCTGTCCACTAGCTCCGAGACATTCATGGTGGTCTCGGGGGTGTACATGAACGCGGGGACAAGCCGTGTGATGTCCTCGAGTGGCGGGACGTTGGTGTGACGTTGGAAATATGCCCCGATGAATCCCCAGACGGCTTTTTCGTCTGGCGTGTAGAACGATCGTTCCGTAACCCCAAGGCGCTTGGCCTCCAGGAAATTGGTCGAGCTTTCGATCGCTTTGGTCAAGAGCTTGACAGTACTGCTCATAGGATTTCCTCGAGTGTCTTGGTGGCGGCCAGCGCGGTCTTGAGGCTGACTCCGCGGAGTTGTTGTAGTTGTAATAATGCTTCGAGTACCGGGAGATCCCCAAGATGCAGGATGTTGCCCCACAGGTTTTCGACTCGCTTGGTCAAGGGGAAGTTGAATGGCGACGCGAGCATCTCGGTGATGAACTCCATGTTGTCCGCCGGTACCCCGTGGGTCAGGGCCACGCGGGCCACGTCCTCGAGGTCTCCCTTGATGACCGAGGGGGCACCGAACGCTACCCCACGGTACACCACGAGTCCGGCGGAACTGAACTTGCCTGCGCTATAGTCATCCACGGCAAACCATGCCGTCATGGTCCCGGGGATCGACATCCCGACCTCAAGACCCCATTTTCTATGGGTTGAGCGCACCAGGGTGGCCATGTGGTAACTCGCGGCCTCCATGGCCATGATGGAGGTTATGGCCGGCCGTCGCAGTTCTTCCAGGCGCTCACCCGAGGGATTCTCCAGGTAATCCCCGTGGTCGAGAAACCGGTACTCCGGTTTTTCAGGAAGGACGGTTCCCCAGAATGCTCGCCAGAACATCTCGTTCCTCGTGGTTGTGCTCCAGGGCGTTGGCAATATCGTCCCGTAGGCAGTTAAAAAAATAGGCAAAGGCCTTGAGGGTCTCGCGGTCCATCACCATGTTGTTGTTTGCAGCCGTGGGGCTGTTGGATATCGTGCCCTTGGCCACCAGCTCCCCACGGCTCGACAGCATGGCGAACTCACAGCCGAGCAACAACTTGGATTCCTCATCCGCTGGCCCAGGGGTTATCCCGGGTTCCGGGGGGGAGATACGGAACTCCCCCCCGAGGATACGGATTTCTTTGATCTCGATCTTCATTTGTCCTCCTCTGGTTTTGTGATCTTGGCGGTGAAGCTCTTGGTCTTGATGGCCGTGAGGGCTTCGGACGGAAGGGCCTTGGCCTTCACCAAGGTCTCGAGCGTAGCGGTCAAGACGACAGGCTCCTTGGGTTCCACGAGGCCAGGGTATTGTTCGAGCGGGTTTGACAACAGGGTCTTGAGGACTGCGGTATCCACGAAGCGGTTCGGCGTGAGCGAGAGACTGAAGCTCTTGCCCGTTACATCACGGAAGTCCTTGTTTGATTCGGCCTCTTGCTTGGACAATTCGACGAGTCGTTTCTCGATCGCGTCTTTGTTATCTACAAGCTTGGTGTACAACCTGATTTTGTCGCCGTGCTCTGTCATCAGGATCTCGATCGTGCTGTTGGATTGATCGAGGGCATCGCGTTGAATTTTGATTTTTTCAGGTAAGCGCATGGTACTCCTTTGGGGTATGGGTTAAGTAGATCGTCCTCTTATGAGCACCAGATCATGTATTTTCACTGGCCCAGCGGGTCAAACGATCGTAGGCGTATTGCTCATGTTCCTCGGCCGTGGCCTTGAGGATACCGATGAGCCGGTCGAGTTGCTTTTTCTCATCGCCCGGGTGACACGGGGTCTTGGCAAACACCCGGATCCCCACCTTGCTGAACTCAAGGTTACGGGCATTGTCCAGTTCGGCCGACACCCAGCCGATTTGGCTTGGATCGATACCCCGGAGATCCGGGGCCTCAACCTTCACCTCCACGGGGGTCATGACCGTGGCCCCGAGGTATCCTTGTTTTGTCGTGGTGGCGCCCCCGGTCCTCGCGCCCAACAGTGCGGAAAGTGCATCATTTCGATTCATGGGTAAGCTCCTTGCTAAATTCTTTGGCCGACATCGCGGCACTCCAGGCCACCGATACGGCTTCCTTGAGTTGTGTCAACTGTGTCCCCGGGTTCTCCACCATGGACCCACGGGCGACTTTCCCGGGGTCCCACGACACCACCGCGGGGTATCGAAGTGTCTTGGCAATGCTTTTGCCAGGAACCTCGAGGTAATGGACGGTGTCGGACGCCTTGGTGATGGTGTTGCGGGTCACAAGGGTCGCGGCTCTCTCGCCTAGCAGCAGGATGATCTTGGGGTCCACGATGTAGATTTCCTGCATGAGCCTTGGGTTACAGGCGAGTAGTTCGTCTCGTGTAGGTGATCTCGGCTTACGCTTGATCCCTTCGTCGGTGTCCTCATCGTATGATGGCCGGCACAGCACCATCGAGGTGATGTAGACATCGTATTGGCGTGATATCCCCAGGGGGGTGAATATCTCGTCCAACAGACTCCCGGCCTCACCCCTGAGGGGGAACCCGACCTTATCCTCGTAGGCGCCAGGTGGTTCCCCGATGATCATGAGGTTGGCATTTATCCCACCTTCACCGAACACCACCTTGGTTCGCCGCGTACACAGGTCAGGACACCGGAGGCACCCCTTGTACTCTTCGAATAGTTGTTTGATATCACTTCGTTTGTCCATTTTACACATCCTTCTGGACCCTGTAGCCCGAGACCGTCAGGGATTCCATTGTCTTGTTCAGTGTCCTGATGAAGGCTGGGTGCCGCGCCGCGTAAAACCATGCCTGCGGTTCTTGCCCGCCTTCACGTTCGAGCCGCCCAACCGTCTGGACCACGGCGTTGCGGTCTTTCATCGGGGTCACGACCCTGAGGGTATCGAGTGATGGTTCACTCAATCCTTCTTTTCCGAATAGCTCGATTGCCAAGGTAATGGGCTTGGTCCGGAGGTTCGCGAGCCGGACATCTGCCGGAGTTTCCATGATGTTGATCCCGGGGGCAAGGTCATGCAACCTGTCCCTGAGGTTCAACAATACTTGCCGACGGCTCGAGATGATGAGTTGCTTTCGAAGTTGACGGTATCCTTCTCGAATGTCTGTCTCCAGGACCCCGAGGTATTGTTCCGATTCGGCCAACTGGGTGACCGCCACGGCGTAGTTGTCGTCCAGCAGCAGGTCATCCATCCGGACGAGCCGGAAGAATACCGAGGCCTTGGCCCTGGTGGAGTCTCGATAGAACACGTTCTTACTCAAGGCATGGTAGTAGACGAACGACAGGTAGTCCTCTCGCGCCAGGGTGGCGGACAACCCTATGCGGCGCCCTGGGAAAGCATTGGCCACCCCGGAGAACACGGGGGCAGCGAGATGATGCATCTCGTCCATAATAATGCATCCATATATTTCGCCTAGCATACGCTTGTTAGTTTCATCGAGCGCAAGGACCGACTGGACCAGCGCGACGGTGAAGGGCTGGAGATCAAGATCTCCGGATATCACCCGGCCTACCCGTTTGATCGACGTCTCCTTCAGGATCACCTCGGTCCATTGTTCCAGGATGTCTTTCGTGTGGGCCACCACCAGGGTCCAGCGACCGTACTCCACCGCGGCCTTGAGGGCGATGTACATCTTGCCCTCTCCGCACCGAAGACTCACGATAGCGTCGGACTGCCCTGGGGGCAGGGTCCCGGCGTCCCGGAGGAACTGGATGGCATCGACCTGCAACTGGTCCCTCGGGACAATAGCGCAGTGCTCCGCCACCGTGGGGAAATCCTTGGGGCCACGGTAGTGCGTAGGGGTAGAGGCGAGGTCAAGGTAGTGCCTTGGGGCCACGATGTGGTCGGGGGTCTCGTGGTACAGTTTCACCACCTTGGCCACGGTTGCCCTTCCGGTGGGTAGTACAATATACTGTAGGTCGTACATGGCTTTATCGGCCTCGGGGGTACCCCGGGGTAACCAAAGCATTTGATCCAGGAGGATACCCGTGTTCGACATATATGATGATGCTGGAGCGTTACTGAAGCGGCTCTACCCAGATGTCTCTCAACTTCCCAAGTTTGTCCTCATGGGCCAACCCAGGCAATTCGATCTTCCAAAGTATGCGTCCGATGACTTTGCCGTCGCGGTGCCGCTGCACGATGGGATCAAGTATGCTTACCCCTTGATGACCCCTGGGGCCACGGCGGTGAGTTGTCTCTACTTCGAACATACGCATCAAAATCTTCCTGCTGATCTTCGCAAGGAAGCGGCCACTCGATTGCTCGAAGCATGTGACCACCATTCCCTGGAGGTGACGGAAAAAGTTGCGGAATTAGCGACAGAGTATCAGGAAGAAGAAAAAACCGCAAGTTTTAAGACCCGGTTCCCGGACCAAGGGATCGAGGGCACCCCGTGGTTCCCTCTCTCGACGGCCGAACAAGTAAAGCTCGCGACAGACCTATACCCCCAGATCATCCGAAAACTGGCACCATCGGAACGACGGGAGTTTACCTTGAACCTGCAGAAACAGGCGTCGGCCCATGGGCTCGGGATGCCCGATACCGCTGCCCAGTGGGGCGGGAACGTCTTGGCCAAGGGGCTGGTGCTCGATGGCGTGGAGAAGCGGGCCTCCATGATGAATCCCCAGCAGGCCGAGTTGCTCCGGGGGGCGATTGACCAGATCCTTGTGATGTCACCCGAAAAGGTGGCATCGGTGTTTGAACAGCTGGATCAAGAGCTTGGGTTTGATGTCCTGTGGGACACCAAGCTGCGGGATCCCCAGGCTATCCATGGGTTTTCTGAACCTGAGGTTGAGTTGGTGAAGTTCGCGGAGTTCGAAATGTCACGTGAACATTGGGACGCAGCGTGCGATGCGGGCCTGTTGGATGTCTTCGAAGACGACACCAAACGGGCACTTCGCCAGCACCCCGAGGTGTTGGACGAATACACCGGGACCCCGGTGCTCCAGCACATCCTCGACGGGCTCGAATCCCTTGGGATCGTCCAGGGGGACAACTGACGGATAATCATGTATCGTGATGGCGATTCTGTAGCGATGAGGTGACTCTCGCGTGGACCAGAAACCCAGATGTCAAAAATTTCATCCCTATTCAATCGCCCAGAAATTCATCCCCTTGTACTCGACGTCGGGCTCGTTGAAATCTTTGGGCCCGAGTGGATCACGTGGGATGGGGACTCCGTCGCGATGGCGGCGGCGAGACAATCGGGCGGATCGGTAAGTCGAGCTACACAGTCGAAAATTAACGGGTTGCTTGTGCTTCACGGTACCCATGGGTATTGGGAAGACTGGCGGGCATTTGAGGATGTCTCCTGGGGACTGTCGGGCCATCAGGTTGACCTCGCGCAATTGACCCCCTTGACCGCCGTGGTGCTGCTCTATGGGTACCGCACGGCCAAGTGGATTGATTCCAAGAGTGAATTCTCTGATGACGTCATTGCCTACATCTTGGCCGTGATGTTGAGCGAGCAGTTCAGTCTATTGCCTACTGACCTTGGGTTCCTGCAGTCACGATTTCTTGAGGCTAATCCATTGGCCAGCAATAGGGCCGAGTTGGTGAAGGCGGGGTTGATCGCTGGGATCAAGACTCCAGCGAGCAATACCGAAGAGAATGCGATCTCGGTCGAGTTACTTCGACATTCGAATTTGGAAACAGTGTTGGCATCCTCGTGTTCCATCGAGATCATTACCCAGCAGGCTGATGCATTTGGGCTAGGCCGTACCGTGCGGGCAGTATTGGAGGTTTAGCATGAGTGTTACGTTTGGTAATCCAGATCGGCCCTCTACGGTTACGGACTTTGTCGCGCGGGGCGGTACCATTCGGTACCCAAACCCCTTCTTCGACGTGGCCCAGACCTACATGCCGACCACGGTCAAGCACCTGTTTAGTTTCTGCAAGACCTACTATCTTGGCAACGGGCTGGTCAACAACGTGATCAACCGGATGGCCTACTACCCAGTGACTAAGCTCCGGTACGGCCAGAAGACCAAGAACAAATCCACCGACGATTATGTCGAATTGTTTGAAGAGCAACTGAACCTTGAATCCTTCCTCATTGAGGTTGGGGTCAATGTCCTGGTGTTCGGCAACGCCTACATGTCGGTTCACTATCCGATCCGCAAGATGCTCACCTGCACGGCGTGCAAGCATGAGATGGCGGCCGACACGGTAAATTACAAATTCGAGCGATTTGAATTCAAGCTTAGTCCTTGTCCTCGATGCGGTTCCGTAGCGATCGCTACAGTACGGGACATGGCGATAGCATCGTCCAGGAAGATCAACTTGATCCGATGGGACGTGATGGACGTGGAGGTGTTTTTCAACCAAGCCAACGGGATGTCGTATTACATCTTGTCGGTCCCCATGACCACTGCCAAGGCCATTACCGAGGGCAACACCCTGTTGATCAACGATACGCCCCAGGTGTTTATCGATGCGGTCAAGCGAAAGGAGAAGATTCTTCTCAACAGCCAGAATGTATTCCACATGAGGCGCCCGAGCCTCGCGGGCCAGGACATGGGCCTGGGGATCCCGTTGGTTCTCCCGGCGATGAAAGACCTCTACCTCATGCAGGTGTTGAAGAAGTCCCAAGAGGTCATTGCCCACGAACATATCGTGCCCTTGCGGATCCTCCACCCCGCTACCTCAACAAACGTGGATCCAATCCAAACGATGGATTTGACTTCATGGCAATCGACTGCCCGGTCAGAGTTGGCCCGTTGGCGGCAAGATCAAAACTATATCCCGATGCTCCCGATGCCCATTGGGTTCCAGTATCTTGGGGGCCAGGGAAAATCACTCCTGTTGACCAACGAACTCAAGCAGTTGTCCGAGAGCATCGTGATGTCGTTGAACGCTCCAATTGAGTTTGCGTTCGGCGGTTCGACTTACAGTGGCAGTAGCGTGACCCTCCGGATGCTGGAGAACCAGTTCCTACGCCACCAGAGCCAGCTACTTAAGTTGGTCAAGTTCATCACTTCGTCGATCTGTAATGTCCTTCGGATCGAGCCCCCTACGGTTGAGTTTACTTCACTCCGGACGGCTGACGATATTCAGCGCAAGAGCATCCTGATGCAGCTGAACCAGATGAATCGAGTTTCCGCCAGGACATTGCTCGAGGAGTTCAACCTTGATCCTGCTGATGAAGAGAAGATGATCGAAACGGAGCTTGGGGCTCGTAACCGGATGGAACAAAAGCAATTCCTCCAAAGCGCTGAGAACCAAGGCAAAGCCCAGGTGATTGGCGCCAGGTACCAAAGCAACGCCCAGATGGAGGCCATGAAATCGACAAGCAGGCTCCAGGGAATGCCCTCGACCCAGGCGCAAGCCCAGGCGGAACAAGGGGGTGTCCAAGGAAGTCAGCCCGGGGGCCAGCCCGAAGGTCAGGAAGGCCCCATGGTGTTGTCGGAAAAGCAGATCAAGTCTGCAGTCAAGGAATTGGCAGGGTTGCAGGAAGGGGAACGGGCCCAGGCGCTCCAGCAATTGGGTCAGAAGATTGACCCCCAGAGCCTCCAGATGATCATTGGGATCCTGGGCCAGAAACCCAATGACAATATGAAACCACTGCCGGATCAGCGGCCGCCTCGGCGCCACAAGGCCCTGGTGTAGCCGGTGGCATACTTTACAACTGAGGAATCCGACGGTCACGCTAAAGACGCGGTAGAACGGGCGATCAAAGAAGTCTTCACCGACATAACCGTGGGGGACAAGACCTTGCGGCTTGACGGTGTGCAGGTAGACCAGCGGCTTGACCCCCAGGATTACGAATCTCAGCGCCAAACCAAGTTGAAATCAGGGGTCTGGGGGATGTCGGTCTCGGGGCTGTTCTCGCTGTTGGATCAAAATGGAAAGGTCAAGGACACGGGTCGGGTCAAGCTCATGACCTTGCCGCAGAAGACTGCTCGCCATACCTTCATCTTTGGAGGCCAGGAGTATCAATTCGATACTCAGTTTCGACTCAAGCCAGGGATATACACCCGGGTGACGGACGCGGGAGAGTTTGCCTCCAGGATTTCGGCCGAGGGGAAATATTACCGCAATACCGAAATATTCTTTGATCCCCAGACCAAGGTCTACACCCTTGGGGTAGGGACTTCCCACGTACCCCTCGCGACCCTGTTGGATCTCATGGGGGTGTCGGTCCAAGAGCTTGAACTTGCGGTCGGCAAGGAGGTCGCAACCGCGAACCTGGGGAAGGCGAAGCCCGGGGACTACAGCAAGCTCTACAAGGCGTTGTTCGACCTGGACCCTGGACCTAAACCGGATTACCAGGTGATCGTCCAGGCGCTCCATGACAGCAAGCTTGATCCTGATGCCACCGAGTACACCACGGGCATGAGGTTATCTTCGGTCGACAAGACCGCGATCCTCACGACCATGAAGAAACTGTTCAAGCTGGTCAGAGGGGAGACAGAGGAGGATGACCCCAACAGCCTGGTGACCAAGTCGGTCCATTACTACGAGGACTATCTTCGTGAGTGGATCCTGAAACATGGAAGCGAAGTACGGCGAAAGATTTCCAACAAATTGCCTCACGCCAATAAGGTGGAGGATACGATCTCGACCTCCATCCTGATGCCGGCGATCGGGAAGCTCTTTACCGCGACCCCGTTGGCTCAACGGCGCGAACAGCACAATGTCGTAGACATTCTGTCGGGTACCGGCAAGACAACGCTCCGGGGTCCCGGGGGGATATCAGACCCCAACATGATTCGGGACGACATGAGGACGATCCATTCGTCCCACATGGGGTTCTTGGACCCGATCAAGACACCGGAAGGTTCGACCATCGGGACAACCTTGTTCTTGTCTTCGTTGGCCAGGAAGCGGGGCAACGAACTGGTCGCGACCTTCATGGACGTGAAGACTGGCAAGGAGGTGGACCTCACGCCCAAACAAGTGTTCGACACCGTGGTGGCGTTCCCTGACGAGTATGACTTTGAGGTCAAGCCACCGAAGGCAAAATCCAGCAAGGTGATGGCTTCCCACCGGGGTGACGTGCGAGACTACCCGCCATCCGAGGTTCAATACGTCCCAGCTTCCCAGGCGGGACTGTTCCACCACACGACCAACCTGATCCCTTTTCTTCGATCGAACAACGGCGTCAGGGCCATGACGGCGTCTCGTCAGATCGAGCAGGCCATCTCCTTGACCCATCGGGAAGCCCCCCTGGTACAACTGAAGTACGGTCGCTCCGATTCGACCGCTGAGCAGGGGTTCGGTCGCTACCTTGGGGCCAGCCTCAGTCTAGTGGATGGTGAAGTTTCGTCTGTCCGGCAAGGCAAAATCATCGTGAAGGACAAGGCCGGGGCTTCCTCGGTAGTCAACACGTATCGAGATTTTCCACTCAACAACTCCAAGGGGTACATCAACTCCGAGGCCTTGGTATCCGTGGGGGATAAGGTGAAGAAGGGTCAGGTGTTGGCCGATACCAATTACACGAAGAACGGGACCCTTGCCCTTGGGACGAACCTTCGGGTCGCGTACGTCCCGTGGAAGGGCCTGTTGTTTGAGGATGCCTTGGCCATCAGCGAGTCCGCAGCCACCAAGCTGACTAGCGATCATCTCCACCAGTTCGTCGTGGAGTTGGGGGAGAAGTCGATCTCGGGTCGAGACAAATTCCGTAACTATTTTCCCAACAACATCTCCCATGCCCAGTCCCAGAAATTAGACTCCGACGGCGTCATCACGGTGGGGCAGGAAGTCAGCCGAGGGGATTACCTCTACGCGGGAATGTTTGAGAAAGAAGTTGATCCGGACAGCGAAGCGATCCTTCGGGTCGGGACCCGGGCGTTCCAATCGTTCGGTGACTCCTCGATCCAGTGGGAGAAAGATTACCCCGGGGTCGTGACCGCGGTGGAGAAGTTCGCCAAAAAGTACATCGTCCACGTGAAGACCAAGGAACCGGCCGTCGAAGGAGACAAGCTGGTTGGGCGCCACGGGAACAAAGGGATCATCAGCAAGATTGTCCCGGATGCCGAGATGCCCCATGACCTCGAGGGCAAGCCATTCGAAATCCTGATGAACCCCGCGTGTTACGACGACAAGACAGAAGTTTTGACAGAAAATGGGTGGTTGCCTTTCTCACAGGTTAGTCAAGGCGACGTCGTAGCGTCTATGCATCCAAACGGAGAGTTAGTATATGAAAGTGTGCTGGCAGTTCATCGAAGTTTTTATGTTGGGCCAATGTACAGGATCAAGAATAAAAAACTTGACCTTATGGTAACGCCAAACCATAGGATGTACACGCGAAAAGGAGACAGCAATGAGAAATCGCCGTATGAAATCAATGAAGCGAAGAAAATTTTTGGCCAGCGGCGCTACTACTTAAAGAATTCTGAAAAATGGGTGGGTAGTTCTGCAGAGGTTGTGCGCTTCGGAGAACCTGAAGATCGTGATGGTACTGGGCCAAAAGCCGACCCAAGAAAACTGGAAATAGCCCCCAGTGAATTTGCCGAGTTCCTAGGAGTGTTCATCGCCGAAGGCTGGGCGTGTAGGCGAGAGGGTGGCATCTATGATGTGGGTTTAAGTCAGTCACAGAGATTGAATCCAGATAAATGCGTGGAGATCGAACGCTTTTTGGCTCTATTACCGTGGTCGTTTTCCAGGCGTGAAAGAGACAACGGTCAAGTTGAGTGGACTGCACGAAATAGGGAATTATGCCTTTGGCTCATGGAACATGTGGGCACAGGGGCCAAGAACAAACGTATACCACGCCAGGCACTGGCGTGGCCGAGCGCTACCTTAGAATTACTGCTTAACGGGCTCATGCTGGGCGATGGATCGACACGAAATTCACCTCAAACGTCCCACTACGACAACCGGAGGTATTTTACGGCCTCGAAAGGTCTGGCGGACGACGTGCAGGAACTTGCGCTTAAGCTTGGTGTTTCTGCACAGATAACGACACAAATTAGTTGTTTCAGAGAAACCGTTACGGATATCTTTGTGGTCAGTTTTTTGAAACGGTCAACACCTTCTGTTAATTGGCCAGGGAAAAAACATGCACAAGTGGAAAAGTGGGTACATTACGAAGGCGATGTATTCTGCTTGACTGTTCCCAGCGGGCTACTGTATGTTCGTAGGAATGGTGTGCCAGTATGGTCTGGTAATTCTGTCGTCGGGCGTGTGAACCTGGGGCAAGTGTACGAGACCCTCGTGGGCAAGGTGGCGGCCAAGACGGGGAACCCCGTGGTGGTGGACAACTTCGCCTCCGAGCAAGACAACCATAAGTACGTGGCCGACATGTTGAAGAAGCATGGGCTTCAAGATCGCGAAATCGTGGTGGATCCGGTCGACGGACCCACGGAAAACCCGGTGCTCACGGGCAACCAATACATCTTTAAGTTGACCCATCAGGTTGATAAGAAGCTATCGGCTCGAGGGGCAGTGTCCAAGACCACGGGGGAAAGGCTCCAGTACACGGGTGACAAGATTCCATCGAAGGGCGGTTCCGAAGGTGGCCAATCGATCGGTATCCTCGACACCTACGCCCTGTTGGCCAACGGGGCAACGGCGAACCTCAAGGAGATGTTCTCGTACAAGGGGGACGCTCAGAATGCTTTGTTTTGGTCAACATTGAAGAACGGAGGTGTCTTGCCGGCCGCCGAGGTGCCGTTCACCGCAACCAAGTTTCTCGCGCTCCTGGAAGCCATGGGGGTACATGTCAAGAAGGATGGCAATTCGCTCCAACTGCTCCCCATGACGGATCGAGACATCGAGACCATGTCGGCCGGCGAATTGAAGAACCCCGGCCAGGCGCTCGACGCGAAGCTCCGGCCGTACCAAGGGGGTATCTTCGATTC